ATCAGTTGTCAATCACAGATCCTAATGTTCTTGTAGATTCTCTAAGTCCTGTATGTGCAGAAGTAGAGAGTACACTTAACACATACCATGGTATTACTGAGACTATTATTACAGAAGGGCGTGGACTTGTAGAGAAGACACCAGTTAATCAAAATAAGTCTGGTTATTGGACTGGTACAGTAACATATTCTAATTACAATATACTTGGTGATCCTTTACTTCCTGTAGAGGAATGCACTACTGTCATCTCTGCAATGGATTCACTGTATGAAAATTTAAGTGATGTTGTAAAAGAAGAGTCTGTAACAAGAAGTCTACCTGATTATATTGATGGTGAGACCACAGACTTTGAATTATATTGGGATGATAATACTGAAGTAAACACAGAAGAAGATGAAGATTTATTCCTTACAATCAATTCAGTATTACAAAGACCTAAGTTTACAGAAAACTATCCATTAAAAGATGCTTACTGGATTGATAGAACTGTTATTCCTAACGTAATTAAATTTGATACTGCTCCTATATGGGATCAAGACTTAGGTGCTAAGAGTATTGGTGAACCAACTGCTGTAGAAAAAGTTGTAGGTATTGGTGTTTCTAATTACAAGAGATTGACAATTGATTTTGAATTGGTAGATGGTGTTAGAAACGGACCTTTCTTAATTCTTGATGTATTAGATGGAACTGTTCAAAGCATTGAATCCGAAGATAGTTTGTATGTATTCTTAGATGGTGTACTACAAGTAAATGGAAAGGCGTATACTGTTTCAGGTCCTAATATCACATTCCATGATTCTATCAAGAAAGATATGCAGATTGACATGCGTTACATCTATGGTAGAGACGTAGGTCAAATATTAAACATATATGACTTTGCACCTGACACTTATTTCAGTCAAGGAACTTTCTCATTTGTTGCTTCCCAACAAAACATGGATACTTTGTTAAGTTATACATGGATGGGTGAAAAGATAGGTAATCCTATACATGTGTGGCAAACAAGAGCAAATGGTACTAAGAATGTAATAGGTGAACTTTCAAACCCAATTAGAACTGGAAACACTGTAGTATTTGAATTAAAATCTCAAAACTCAAATATCGAGTCGGGACTAGATTATACATTTGCATCAAAAGGAAATTACAATAATAGTTTTGTACTAACAGATGCAGATATAACAAATGAGATTTTAAATCTCAAGAAAGATAGTGATGGTAGAAATATATTAAAAGATCCTAACTCTGATTGGTTTGGAACAGTAGTTGGTAAAACATATGTTGCACCATTTGTATATTTGTCTAATGGAGACAATATTAAAGTAGAAGGTGAGACAGGTTTTAGAAAAATTAAAACTCTCCCTACTGAAACTACAAGTAAAGATGGAAGACCTAACGAACAGACATCTGATGATATCTTTGGTTCAGTCTCAGTTGAGACTTATACTGGAATCACGAGAGGAGAAGGTCTTTCTGTCGTTGCAGAAATTCAGAATGGATCTGTAATATCTCTTACATGGAACCAGCGTAGTTATGATCCAATTACACAACCAACTGCATATCAGTATTATACACCTCCTGTACTTAAGTTTGAGACATTAGATGGTAATGGTGGTGGTGCTAAAGCAAATGTATTAGTAAGTAAGGGTCAGGTAATTAGTGTTGATCTACTTGATGGTGGTTCTGGATATACCAAAGCACCTAAGGTTATCACAACTAGAAGATTTGATATCTTAAGTGAAAGAGACGTTGGTGTTTCTCTAATCAATGTTGCTATCAATCCATTTGTGGAAACTGGTGGAATGACTGCTTTATCAGTTGTTACTGAGATTGATGAGTCTGGTCTTACAGGTATTACAGGTGTTAGTTCTCTATCAGTACAGGTAGCGGGTGATGCTGAGATTGTTCTCGAAAGAGAATTTACTCCTGACGAGATAGAGGTATTCTCTATTGGTGGAGCATTAGATCCACAAAGAGATTATCTAGAACTTAATACTAACAGACCTACTCCTGCTAGTGAAGTTCAAGTATTTGAAGGTCCTACTTATGAAGCAACTGTTGTTTCTGCAGAGGTTCAAGATATTGTATCTCTCAATTCTATATCTACTGTTTCTAAAGTAATCACACAGACTCAGCAGATTGAGATTCCTAATAATGCAATCAGCAATGTCAACTACTTTGAGAATGCTGCACTATTGGATCTTGACTTCCTCATCGGTGATGTTATTGCTTACATTGCTGATACATCTAAGTTTGCTCCTAGTGGTAGATTGATGATTGGTGATGAGGTTATATACTATGAGAAGAAGATTAATGATAGATTCTATCAAATCATTAGAGGATATCAAGGAACAACTGAACAAGATTGGGTTGCTGGAACTTACCTCAGACAGATTGAAGATGTAACAGTTATATCTGCTGGTCTTGTTGAAGTTGAGTCTGAAAGCGATGTTAGAATGGTTAACATTGGACTCGTCGGTTCTGGATTTGAAAGACAAGTATTCAGACAAGTAACATCTCCTGATGACTTAGACATTACTAAGGAATCAACTGAAGTTCTTATTGTACCTCCACCTGGCGGTGCAGTTGATGGATATGAAGAGACAGCGTTCATTAATGATCCTATACAACAGAGAAATCAGAACCAAGTTGATTTGATTGAAAATGCTCTTGGTAACTATACTGTTACTCAACGTGATGGAACAATCATTGAAGTAAGAAACGAACTATTTGGAACTAACGAATATATCGGTTCATATATAAAGACTACTGTAGGTTCTAATATAGGAAACTGGCAGTACATAGCATTTGATGATGGAACTGCTGACGTATCTAACCTAACAATCGCTGATATATCAACATACTATCCATCATTGACTCTTGGTGATTTTGTAGATAGAGCAAACTCCTCCTTCACAAAGGCAGGAGATAAGTTCAATCTTGCATTACCATCAATACAAAATCCTGTCGCTATTAGTTCTACAGTAGGAACTATTGGTGGAAATATTGTTGTACAAGATACAACTTACTTCCCAACAACAGGGTATATTTTACATAACAATGGTACATATACAGGTATAATTAAGTATACTGGTAAGACTGCTAATACCTTCACTGGTTGTACTAGACATAATGGTGATAATCAGATTGCGTCTGGATCTGAGATAGTACCTATATCAATCGTATAAATAAACGTATAAATAACTCAGGCACTTAATACAATAACGTCGGAACAGGAAAAACAATGGCTGCTATTATCTCTGATAAGTTTAGAATTTTTAACGCTAAACAATTTTTAGAATCTTTAACCGAAGGACCCAACGATACGAGTTCGGAAAGATCAAGAATGTATTTCTTTGTGGGAAGACCACAACCATGGAAGGCATATTTAGAAATACATACCAAGAACTCAACGGCTTTCGTAGTCGGAAATGAAGTTTATGTGGGTACATATGGATCGACTGCTTTTCGTGCCACAGTTGCAGCAGTATATGACACCGCTTTATTATTAACCGACGTTTTTGGAAGTTCTGGTGTTAACTCTGCTCCTCCTCTTGGATCTGCATTAAAAGGTAGAACAGGTGGTGCTGGCGGTTCTGACACAGGTGCTACAGCAGTCTCTGGTGTATATCGTTACGCTACTGAAGATGTTCCACCACTTCCTCTAGATAATCAGAGAGAAAAGATTACTCTATACGACGAATTAATTGCTGCCAAACGTATTACTGATTCTTTTGCAAGAACAGTTATCCGCCGTTACAACTGGGATCTAGTTGCTAACCCTAAGTATGACATGTTCAAACCAGACTACTCTGCTACACCAGGTGGCGGTGGTCAAGTTGGTAAACAAGCAGCGACTGGTGCTACAAGCATCTCAGATGCTAAGTTCTATGTAATGAACACATACTACGAAGTATTTAAGTGTCTCTATAACGGAGAGAACCCTAGCAACACTACAGGACAGAACGCAACCGAAGAACCATATACTGCTGGTGGTAACTATGATTCTGCAACTGGTCTTTATACAGAGACAACTGGTGCAGGATACATCTGGAAGTATATGTACACTATTCCTACTGATGATGTTCTTAAGTTCTTATCATCAGACTTTATGCCAATCGTTCTTCCTGCTAACGTAAGTAGAACCGCAGTTGCTGGTATTGCAGTTTCTGGTGCTATTGATGTAGCACTTATTGAGAATGCTGGATCAGGTCTTCCTGCTTCACAGACTCTATACACTGCTATTGTTGGTGATGGAACAGGTGGTAAGGTTAAGTTTGTAACAAACGGTGCTGGTACAATCACATCTGCTGAAATTGAAGCACGTGGATCAGGTTACACTTATGGTAACGTACTATTAGGAAATGGTAACTTATTCTCTAACGCTGGTTTATCATCTGCTGTAACAACTGGTGCTTCTGCTGTTGGTGCTATCGAAGTTGTTCTACCTCCACAAGGTGGACATGGTTCTGATCAAGAAGTAGAACTTAATGGTAAGCGTGTTATGACTAACATTCGTCTTACATATTCAGAAGGTTCTGGAGACTTCCCTGTAGATAACGACTTCCGTAGAATTGGAATTATTCAAGACCCATTTAACTGGGGTACTACAACATTCTCTACTTCTGATACATTATCTGGATTAAAAGCAGTTAAGATTACTGGTGCTTCTGCAGACTTCTCTGTTGACGAGAAGATTACACAGACTGTAACTGGTGGTACAGCATATGGTACAGTTGTATCATGGACATTAGACAGTGGTTCTACAACTGCTGGAGTTCTTAAGTACATCCAAACAAACGATGCACACACAGACTCTGGTGTAGTAAGAGGATTTGAGTCTAATGGTTCTAACGCAATCACTGGAGAACTTTCTACTGCATCTGGTAACGTAGATACTGCATATGGTTCTACATTATTAGGCGTTACATTCTCATCTGGACTTGCTGCTCCTGAGATCGAAAATAACTCAGGTGAGGTAATTTATGTTGAGAACAGAAGACTAATCACTCGTGCACCTGACCAGATCGAAGATATCAAGTTAGTAATTGAATTCTAAGCATTATAAAACTTCGCTAAATAATATGACGAGAATACTAGTATTATTGGCGGAGTAAGATGCCTCAGAAGACGAACCTAAACGTAAGCCCATATTACGAAGATTTTGATGCGAAAAAGAATTTTTATAAGATTCTTTTCAGACCTGGCTATTCTATCCAAGGTAGAGAACTAACACAGGTTCAATCAATTCTTCAAAACCAAGTAGAGAGCTTCGGTAAATATGCCTTCAAGCAAGGCGAACTTGTTATTCCTGGTGAAGTAGGACTTAACACAAAATTAGATTACGTAAAATTATCATCTGTTTCAGAAGTTGCAGTAAACGATGGTAATAATAATATTGTTTATAAAAAATATTATATATCCCAATTAGTTGGAGAAGAACTACTTGGGTTAACTTCTGGTGTCAAGGGAAGAATAGTTTCTACGAAACTGGCAACAGAAAGCACAGCAGATACTTTGTTTGTAAATTACGTCAATAGTGGTTCGTCTAACACTGAGACTACATTTAGACAAGGTGAGACTCTAGAAGTTGTTGATGGTGTTAATACACCTTTACTCGTTGTAGGTACAGATGGTAGTGTTCTACCAACCAGTATTCAAGTAACTAATCCTGATACAAATGAGGTAACTTCATTAGAAAGTCCTGCTATGGGATTTGGTTCTGCTGTTAAGGTAGAAGAAGGTATTTACTTTGTCAATGGTTATTTTGTTCGTTGTGAATCAGAACTATTAGTTATTGATGAGTATTATAATAAACCATCTGCAAAAGTTGGTTTTACAATTAAAGAAGAGATTGTTACTCCAGAAGAAGATCCATCATTATATGATAATGCAATAGGATCATCTAACTATACTGCACCTGGTGGACATAGATTAAAAATATCTCTCATATTAAAAGAGTTTGCTCTTAATGCAATTACTGATAAGAACTTTATACAACTTCTTACAGTATCAAGAGGAGTAATCCAAAGAAAGGTTGAGTCTACAGACTTTAGTGTATTAGAACAAACACTTGCTCGTAGAACATTTGATGAGTCAGGTGATTATGTTGTAGTTAATTTTTCTGTAGACATTAGAGAATGGGCACAGAAAGATGGTAACAGAGGTTTGTATGCTGTAGATGAATTTGGTTTATACAATGGATATAATGCAACTGAGTCTTCTAGAAAGATGGTTGCAAGTATAGGTCCTGGTAAAGCATATATTAAAGGTTATGAGATTGTCAATAAAGAGACTAAGTATCTTGAGATTGATAAAGCAAGAGAGAGTCTTTCTACTGACAATGTAAATTTAAAATCTCAGGGTCTTCCATCATTTAGTGTTACCAATGTATTTGGTAGTGTTCCTTTAAACAAAGAGGGATCTGATCTTACTGCATATCCTGACGTATTTTTATACAATACATTTAATGATGGTTCTGTTGGATTAAACAATACAGAATTATCTACAGATCATAGACAAACAATTAGTAGAAGAGGTCTTAACTTTACTCCCGATGATGGTATAAAGACCATAACACTTCAAATAACAAACACTACAACTCTTATAGGTGCTGTAACAGATGCAACTTTCCAAAGTCAGTTTGGTGAATTGTTCTACATCAAAACTAGAAGTGATCTTGGCACACCAACAGCAATTGGTTCTTTCAAAACATTATCTTTTGCCACTACTAATAAACCACTTATCAATCCATCAACATCTGTTCAATTTTTAGAAATCACAGTATTCGGTCCTAAAAATGAATTAGAACAGTTATTGTTAGAGTATGATTTATCTGATACTGAATTTAAGAGAAAGGTTTTCTTAACAGAAGCAAATGCACAGACAAACTCAGGGGATGAGTTTGGATTTGTGGTAGATTATTCTCCTACTATCACTCCTGTAATAGGTAAAGTAAAACCTAACAACTTCTTCTTGAAGCAAAGAGGTTCTGGTTTTAACTCAGACTCAGATATCATTCTTTCTAGAGGTCGTCTTGCTGCAGGAACTAATGCATACAATACAACATTTGGATTCTCTTACTTTGATCCACAGTTCTTTACTAAGATAGTTTTAGAATCTGTTCCTACAGGAACTAATGCATTTGATGAAGGTAAATATGTATTTGGTATTACAAGTGGTGCTTATGGTGTTGTAGAAGGAACTGCATCTGGTGTTTATAGTACAGGTGTACTACTATATGTAAAGACTCTATCTGGTAGATTCTTACCTGGTGAAACAATTAGAGATGAGGGTGGTGTAACTGTAAGAATTGCAAAAGAAAATACAATATCACATTTCATAATTCAAAATAGAGGACTAGGATATGCTGATGGTGCTACTCTATTAATTAATGGTCTAGAGTTTGATAGTTCTAAGATAGATCTTTCAAGAACTACAGATGGTAAACTTTATAAAGCATCTGTTGCTAATAGATCTGCTGTAGGTATTGAGTATGCTCAACCTCCTGCTATCACTGTAAAAAATCCAGAGGGTTCATCTGCTCCTAATGCTGCTGCAAGTATTGTTCCTATCTTGTATAGAAACACAGTCACTACATATACACCACAAAATGTTAAGTCTATTGGTTGTGCTTATGGTTCTGGAAATGCAAATGATTTCTCTGCTGATGTTGTCGTAGATAGTCAAAAGTATTCTGAGATTAAGACTGTAACTGACTATACATTTTTTGGTTCACAAGGATCTACATTTATTGAATCAACAAGTTTCAGTGCTGATGCATCAACTGCTGTACAGCAAGGTGACCTTGTACAATTCTCAGATGATGATAATAATCTTGTTAGATCTATTGTTCAGTATGCAACAGAACAAGAAGGAGCATACAAATCTAGAATTTACTTAGACACAGCTTTGCCTGGTGCAGTTACTAATGCTAGTATTGTAAGATTACGTCCAAAGGTAGACAATGCTGCAAAGGGCACATTACTATTTTCTACTGGTAGTAAGCAAGTATCTCAAATATCTTCTGGTGGAGATGATACTAAAATTAAATATTACTTCCGTAGAGATTTTGTAACTACTGCAACTACAGGTGGTGGTACAATTACATTCGCTGCACAGTTACCATTTGGTACACAAAGATTTGCTGCATACAGTGAAGAGAATTATATCATTACTGTATTAGATCCTGGTGATGCACCTGACATAATAAAAGGTGATATCATTTATGTTCCAACAGATGTTGTAGATATTTCATCTGCTACTGATACTGCTAGTGGACTAACATCAGGTAGTATTAGTTTACAGTTATCATCAGCATATTTTGGAAATATACCATCTAATGGTACTTTCCCTAAACTTAAGTTAACCGCAACACTAGAAGTATCTAATGCAAAACCAAGACTTAAGACTGTAGTAAAAAATAAGAGAATCACAGTTACATCTGCTGGTGATCGTGTTGTGCCATTAAGAGGTACAGACTATGATACAGAAGTTGTAGAAATTTTATCTTATGCAGATGCTTTTAAATTAAACTACGTTTATGAAGGAACATCATCACAACCTCCTGAGATTGATACTGCTGGTAATATAATTTCTGGTACTGATGTAACATCAAGATATACATTTGATGATGGACAAAGAGATACAATCTATGATGTATCACGTATTGTTTTAAAACCAGGTTTTGAAGAAACAACTGGTCAACTTGTTATTTCTTTCGATTACTTCGAGCATTCACAAGGAGATTTCTGTACTATTGATAGTTACTTACATGAGGCAGGAGTTTCAGAAGATGAGATTCCAACATTCGACTCATCTGTTCTTGGTATTACAGAACTCAAGAACGTAATTGACTTTAGACCAAAGGTTGATAGCACTGCTATTATACCAGGTTTCCTTGATACATCAACACTAGAAAGAACAGAAGGATCATTCTCTGGTGCTGGTGCTATTGTTGCAAGTAGTCCTGCTCCTGATAAGAATTTAGAATATACATTCTCATTCAGTCAAGTTCAATACTTAGATCGTATTGATGGTATCTTCTTAGATAAGAAAGGTAATTTTGTAGTTAATGAGGGTAACTCATCTCTTAACCCAACTAAACCAGATCCAATAGAAGATGCAGTACCATTGTTCTATGCATATATTCCTGCATTTACCAAGACAAGTAAAGATGTAAGAATAACTCCAGTTGATAATAAACGTTACACAATGCGTGACATTGGTAAATTAGAGAAACGTATTGAAAGATTAGAATACTACACAACACTTAGCATACTAGAACAGCAAGCACTTAACATGCAAGTTAAGGATGAGATAGGTCTTGACAGATTTAAGTCTGGTTTTGTTGTTGATAATTTTGAAGCACATAAAGTTGGTAATCTTAAATCATTAGATTATCGTTGTGCTGTTGATGCTCAACAATCTGTACTACGTCCACAATCTAAAGAAGATTCTGTAGGATTAGTAGAAGTTAATACAAGAGAAGATCAAAGAGCAGTTTCTGGATATAAGAAGACAGGACATATGGTTACACTACCATATTCTCCATTGTCTTTATTAGGAAATAGTTTTGCATCATCTACAGTAAATCCAAACCCATTTGTTGTACTTCAGTATGTTGGTGATAGTGATGTATCTCCATCAATAGATCAGTGGTATGATTCAAGTATAGAACCAGTTGTTGTAGATACAAATACAGATCTATTCAATATATTCTTGGCAAAAGAAAGTGTAAAAGAAAGTTTCTCTAGTTTACATAATTCATTTGTTATTAACTGGGTAGGTGCTACATCATCATTTACTGCTATTAATTCATTAGGCAATGTCAATACACAAGTTGCTAATACATCAGTTCAAACTGCATCTGTTGGAAGTTCTTCTAACATCAGTCCACAAAACAATGAAGTAGGTAAAGGTCTACAGACTAAATCTGTAGGTGATAGTATTGTTTCTACATCATTATCATTCTTTGCAAGAAGTGTACCTATCAAATTTAAAGTTGGTAGGATGAAACCTAATACAAGATTATATGTTTTCTTAGAAGGTAGAGATATTAGTCGTTGGGTAAATCCTGACCTTAGATATACTGGTATTGCAGGAAACTCTCTATCAGCATTTAATGGATCTATTACTACAGATGAGTATGGTAATGCTAGTGGTTTGATTATACTACCAGCAGGAACACCTCCTAATGAAAATGCTATATGGGGTGGAGACATTGATACTGTTGGATATGATGCATCAGCAGAATCTTTAAACTTCACTGTAGGAACTCTAACATTTAGATTTACATCTAGTGCTACTAATGCAGCAAAAACAGATGTTGATAGTTACACAGAAGTTAAGTATTATGCTACAGGTATTCTTCCAGAGAATCCTTCAAGTATTGTGTCTACAAAACCATCTGTCTTTAAATCTAATGAGGGTGTACAGTTAATCGAAAGTAATACTGACAATCCTGTAAGACCTAATCCTCTTGCACAAACATTTAAAGTAGAAAATCTAGATGGTGGTTGTTTTGTAACTGGTATTGATTTGTATTTCAGTAAGAAGAGTACAACAATTCCTATTAAAACATATATCACAAATGTGGATGCTGAAAAACCAGCAAAAAATATTGTACCTGGCAGTGAAAAAACATTAACACCCAACACATTCCTTAAGTGTTTTGCTAGTGGTAACATGTCAATACTCAAGGGTGAAAATGTTACTGGTGCATCTTCTACTGCGTCAGGTCCTATACTCAAAGTGTTTGATAAGAATAATGTAGAATTAGTTGCAACTGCATCTGGTAGATATAGTCTTACTAACGAACAAGTTTATACTGTTGTTCTTAGCAATCATAATGGTAAATCATTCCTACCAAATGAAGATCTAATTATTCCATCTGTAACTCTTGCTAATGATACAGGTGGTACAGATTTTGTTCTTGCTATTGCAAAAAATAGTGGTAAGTTATCAGGTATCAGAGTTACAAATCCTGGTCTTAATTACGACAGTGCAATTCTAACAATAGAGAGTCCACAATTACCTGGCGGATCTACTGCTACAGCAAGCATAGAAGTTTCTGGTGGTAAGATTTACAATGCTGAGGTATCACTATCTGGATTTGGATATACAGAAGCACCATCAGTTGTTGTCAAAGGCGTCGGAAATGGTGCTGGAGGATGCGAAATCGTGACATCTATAGAAATAGATACACCAGCAGTTAGAATGGGTGTAGCGGTTGATACGGATGGTGTTACACAATCAACAACTCCTACACATTTTGGATTTGATTATCCAGTGTATCTACAAAATGATACAGAATATGCTCTTGTAATTGAGACAGATTCTATTGACTATGAGTTATGGTCATCTAAGTTGGGAGAAACCGACATAGCAACAAGTACGGTCATCACAACTCAACCAGGTTTAGGTTCGGTTTACCGTTCTCAAAACACTGAGAGTTGGACAGAGGATATATTTGAAGATCTTAAGTTTACAATGTATCGTGCAGAGTTCAATACATCTAGACCAGCAGAACTTTTAGTTAAGAATGAAAATCTTGGTTATGAACTTCTAGAAACAAATCCATTTGAAACAAATGCTAGTGCTAACACTAACTCAACTTCTAAGTTATTCAAAAATAACAACTCTATTGTTAAAGTAAATCATAGAGATCATGGATTTGAGACCACTGGAAATTCTTATGTGTTCTACAGATCTGCTAAAGAAATTGGTGGTGTTACTGCATCTATTTTAAACAGCACATTATTCCAAGTAAGTAATTCTGGTGTTGACACATATAATATACAGTCGAGTTCTCAAGCTGCTGGTAATGCTATTGGTGGTGGAGATATGGTATATGCTACTTTCAATAGAAAGTTTGAAACATTATATCCACAAGTATCATACTTGTCATTTACAGGCACAACTTTAAACACAGAAGTTAAGACAACTAATGTAGTTCCTGTAGATTCTGGATCTGTAAATTATACATCATACGCACAAGCAAGTTATGAGAAAACATTTTTAAATGAACCACATTACTTTACTAATCAAAAATTCATTGCATCCAGTATCAATGAAACTTTGAACAATGTATCTGAGTCACTTACTTATAAAATGTCTATATCGTCTAGTGTGTCTCATTTAAGTCCAATAATAGACTTGTCAAGTGCTACTGTGAAAACAGTATCAAACAGAATTGAAAATGCTACTGGACAAGAAGATAGATTTGGTAGAAGAGATCAAGTTATTGAATTCTATCCTGTATATCAATTTAATCTTGCAGGAAATGGTGGTACACAATTACAAGCAGATCAAACAATTAAGGGTGTAACTACAAAAACAACTGGTACTATTGCTAGAGTCAATGGTCAGGTTGTATATGTTAGAGTTAAGACAAGTCAGTTCTTCCAAAAAGGAGAGACAGTAACACTAGGAAATCAATTGGGTCTTAGTGCAGTTACAGTAGATTCAAATCCATCACAGGTATTTGCTTCTATTGATGATGCTGCTACTGTCGTGGCACGTAATCCAAACATATTAAATGAGACTTATGACAACGTGATTACTGGTAAAGCAACTATATGGAATAGTCAAACTCAACAGTTAACTTTGAGAAATGATGTACAACCAATAAACGATGACTTTACTGGTAGAATAATTGATAATGTTCTCTTCAATAGAAATGCAGTTACTGGTGATCAACTTGCTGATATATTCCGTGTTGGTGATTTTGTTAAGTATCCAAATCAACCAGACGAAGAGAATGCATATCTTGAGGTTGGAAAGGTAATGTACACTAATGGTTTAGACTTTGTTGCTGAAGATACATCTAAGAATGGTTCTTCTATTGCTAAGTATGTAACTAAAGAAGTTACTATTACAAATCCAGCAACTGCGATTGATGTACACTTACTAGCAAATGTCAAAGACATTGGTGACCTTACAGTGTTCTTTAAATATAAGAAAGCATCTAGTCAAGAGAATTTTGAAGATATTGATTGGATATACTTTAACACATCAGGTGAACCAGATTCATTTGAAATCGCAACAAGTGAAAATACAATATCAGGTATTGTAGAGAAACAATCTTCTTATCAAGATTTAAAATATAGTGTTTCAGATCTTCCAGAATATTCATCATTTGCTATTAAAATTGTGATGTCTGGATCAGATCCTGCATTTGTTCCCAAGGTTCAAGATATAAGAGCAGTCGCTGCGTTCTAATTTCCGCATATGAAATTTGTCAAAGTGTCTGGACATGATGGTCTAGTGAGAGACCAAAAGACTGGTGCAATCATTAATCTTGATGATTCTGCCATAGAGTCTAGACGCAAATCAAAACAACTAGGTTCCGCACTGGACGACATAAATAAGTTGAAGAATGAAGTCTCTGAACTTAAGTCCTTATTAAGAGAGTTAATCCAAAATGCCAGCAGTTAATGTAGCACGTACTGATACCTTTGAACAGCAAAGGGTCAAAATAAATGATATAAGTACCCAAATATTTACAGTTACCGCTGGAGGTTCAGACCTTTCAACAGGTAATTTAAAACTAGGAGATGGTTTAGTATCTGCTCCTAGTTTAGCATTTGTAAATGATGTCTCGCTTGGAATATACCGTAATGGTACAGGTGTACTAGGTTTTGCTAGTGCAGGAAAGAAATTATCAGATCTTGCTGCGACAAGTGTCAAATATTATAGAGACTTTATAATTGAGAAAAACAGTCTTGATACATTAGGTATTTCAATTACTAATACTGGTTCTAACTATGATGGAGGAACTTACTCTGAAATTCCTGTCATAGGTGGTACTGGTGATGGTGCAACTATAGGTGCAACTATAGATGGATTTGGTGGAAGTATAACTCAAGTAGGTAGTGCATATACACCTGGCGTTTACTTAAACATTCCTGTTGTTAGTAATGGTAGTGGTACTGGTGCTACTATTGATTTCACTGTTGATCAGATATCTGGTGCAATTACAAACGGTGGTATTAACTACTATCCTGGATCATATACAAACCTCAATGTAACAGGTGGTAGTGGTACACAGATGACTGCTGATGTGGTTGTATCTTCTTTTGCTGCTACTGTTACATCTGGTTCAAACTATCCTAGTGGTATATTCAAAAGTATTCCATTAACAGGTGGTAATGGAACTGGTATGTTGGTTAACCTCAACGTACAGAATGGTGGTGTACAACCTTTTGGTGGAGTTACCAGTAGTGAATTTGTATCTGTTACATCAAACTATACTGTAGGTGATGTATTAACAGGATCTATTCCTCTTGCAGGAACTCAAACATTTATAGTTAAATCTTCTTTAGGTAACAAATATTTCATTGATGGATTTTTAGGTGGAGATTTTAACCTACTAAAAGGAAAAACATATGTCTTTGATTGTAGTGATAGTACAAACAATCAACACCCAATTTTCATATCTACTACACAAGATGATGCTAACACTATTCTTGATGCTGCAGATGGTGTTACATATGAATTAGATGGATCTACTGTAACTGGTGCACAATTTCTTGCTGGTTACTTTGCTGCAGCAACAAAAGTAATAACATTTGCAGTCCCATCTAACCCAAATAATTTAATTGTATATTATGGATGTAGTGTTCACCCACTTCAAGGTGGTTCATTAACTCTTACTGATCCAAATTCACAACAGAATGGATTCCAATTAGTTGTTGATACTATTGGTGGTACAGTATCTGAATTTATTGTTAACGCACCTGGCGATGGAAGTTATGCAGTAGGTGATGTAATTAGTATTGCTGCTGCAGATTTATATGATGTAAACGGTGCAGATGCTGCAACATTAGGTTCTGGTTTACAGATTACTCTTGGTGGTAACTTTGGTGCGATTGCTGCATTAGATCAGATATCTGATTTTGGTAGTGGTTATACAACTGGTGATCTATTAACTCTTGCTACTGCAGTCAATAATGTTACAACATATGCTAGAGGAGAACTTTCGTTTTTAGGTGTTACATTTAACTCTAACGCTGGTGTAACAGCAATACAATATAGTGGTATTGCAGCGGGTGGTGCTAATAATTATAATAATATTTTAGTTCAAAACTTAACTTCTGCTGGTTCTGGATTGCGTGTTAATGTCGAGGTTATATTTGCAGGAGGAAATAATTCATATAATGCTGTAACCATTGTTGCAGCGGGTCAGGGATACTTACCAGGCGATACACTGTATATACCAGGTAATCAACTTGGTGGTGCTGCTGGTGTTCAACCAGGTTCTGGTGGTAATGACCTTGCAATTAGTGTTGATACTATTGAGGCAGGAAGTCCACAAGTTACTGTTGCTAGTACAACAGGTGTTGAAGTTGGAGATAGTGTTGAACTAATTCAGAATATTAATAACACAGCACAAATTCCTGCTAATGTTACTGTCGCTAGTGTTGACAGTGCAACACAGTTTACGATGTCTGCAGGACCTACACAACCAGGTCAGGCAGATATAAAAGTTGTTAACCAAAATCAAACTTACCTAACAGTTGCAGATAGTTCTAATATCGTTGCTGGAATGGTTGTAGTAAAAGTAAGTGGTAATGGTGAAATTATTGCTGGATCTACAGTTACACAAATTGTAGATGCTACAACTGTAGAGTTATCAATTCTACCAACCATAGCTGGTGCACTGGTTGTTAATTTTGAACCTGAGTATGGTGGTGGTAGTGGATTTGAGTATACTGTTGGAACTCTAGGTTTTGCTAGTGAAGTAACCATAGTAGATGGTGGTAATGGTTATACAATAGGAGATGTCTTAAATGTAAGTTCATTTGATCTTGTACAACCAGAAGTATATGCTGTCACTAATTTACAGGTTGATAAGATTGTATTTACAAGCACCTCTCTTCCAGCTAATACATTTAGTGTAGGAGATTTGGTTAGAGATGCTGGTGGTGGAATACTTGCAAGTAATATTACAACTTCAACAACTGTAGGTGGTGCTGCAAATCAAAACTATACTGGAGTGGCACCTAGTCAAACATCTGGAAATGGTAGTAGTGCAACGTTTGATGTTACTAGAGATGCGGTGGGTGATGTATTATCTGCAACTGTTACCACAGGATCTGAAGGTTACTTCTATGCGGTGGGTGATACAGTTACACTACCAGGTGCATCTGTTGGTGGATCAACTCCTGCTGACAACATTACGTTATCAATTTCAGCAATTACTTCTGCTGGTACTCCAGTTAAAATTCAGAAAGTTAAGACCAATGCTAATAATAATATTTCCTATATTATTTGTGATACATTTGGTTTCCAAGATGGGTTTACTCTTGTAAGAGATGCTGCACCAACAGTAGCATATGATATTAACACTGCTGTTACTGAATATCGTTACTTTTTAGATCTTAATGATGGTAACGGAGCAGTAATGACTCCTTCTTGGACAGTGTATGCTGGTAACAGTTATACGTTTGATTTAAGTGATAACACAAATGGTAGTCATGTATTTGCTTTATCTCAATTCCCTGATGGTAGATGGGCACCTAGTAGAGTTGAAAATTTAAGTACAACATTAAGTGCTAATACACCAACTATTACAGTCGCTTCGACAACTGGTATTCAAGCAGGATTTACTGTTGAGAAAGTATCTGGAGATGGTATTATTCCTGATGGTACAACTGTACTATCAATCGTCAACGGAACCACACTTACGTTAAGTGCAAACCCAACTACTGCTGGAGCAGTTGTATTTAATTTCTTTGGTGCAACATACACAAATGGTGTAACTGTAGACGGAACAAATCATACAATTAAGATTGCTGATGATACACCTAATCTTTACTATTTCTGTGCTACAGAAAATGTAGACCATGTTAACGAGGGTGGTGATGATAATGATGAAGCATTAATTACTGTCAACACAAACAACCCTAAGACATTTGGTAGTGGTCTAGAGATAACAGTTACTGATGTTGTTGTAGAAGAAGTTGTAAAAGGTAAAGTAGATGATGGTGAATTTAGTGTACAAAAATTAGTAACACCAGACGCAGATATAGTTGCTGCTGCGATTGCAAATGCGACTGTTAGTGCAACTGCAACTCTTGCTGCCACTGTAACGAGTTCTATTACTGCGGTTACAAATGAAAACCTATCTCTTGCGGTTACAGATCCATTAACAAATAGTGTTGCTATAGATGCTGCTGGTGTTAATGTAGGGTCTACAATTCAAATTGCAGCGACGAGTGGTAATATTACAGGATCTGGAGAGTTAAAAGGTGCTTCTGTAAGTGTTGGTGATTATCTTAAATTATTAAGTTCTAATAATAGTCTATCATCTTTGGGTGGATATGACGTTATAGTTGCTCCTGACACAGGAAGAATTGCTGACGTCTTAACTAATACTGCTCTTGCTATTCCTGTTGGTAACACAGCAGAAAGACCTACTGCTGGTATTGTAAAAGATGGTTGTATCAGATATAACACAGATACAAATCAGTATGAAGGATATAGTACTAACTCTTTATCATGGTCATCTTTGGGAGGTGTAAGAGACTTAGATGGAAATACTACAATATTAGCAGAAGAAACTGTTGGTGCCAATGATAATACTCTATGGTTTATTAACGATAATATTAATACAATTAGAGTCACACCAAATCATCTTGAGTTTGTAAATATGAAGAAGGTACGTTCTGTAAGCGTATCTGCTCCTGCATATACAAATTGGAATGCAAATACTCCTGTAACGTTAGGTGAATATGTTAAGTACAAAAATAACTTATATGAAGTAACAGGTGCTGGTACTACCGCTACAAGTGGTAATGAACCAGTTCACACATCTGGTGCATTACAAAATGGTTCTGCAGAACTTACATATTCACAATTAGCGGTTGCTCCTCTAACATTTGAAGATATTGAGGAATTAAGAATAGGACCTCTAGGAGATCTTCCATTAAGTATTAATGGTGACTTAAGATTATTTGACAATGTAATTAATACAGACGTTAGTGATTTATTACTTAGACCTAACTCTGGTAAGAGAGTTATTATTGATGCTGAAACATCTCTTGTAATTCCAAATGGATCTACTGCTCAGAGAGGAACAGCTGAGCAAGGATCTATCAGATACAATACTACAACTCTAACTTACGAAGGTTATGATGGAACTAACTGGGGTTCACTTGGTGGAGTAAAAGACGTTGATCAAAACACTTATATAATTCCAGAATTATCTGCTGGATCAAATGAAAACATCTTGTATTTCTACAATGATGGAAGTAATACAATGCAGTTAACAACAACTGCACTTGACTTCTTCTCAGTAGATACAATTAGATCTCAGACAAGTCAACAGTTTGAAATTACTGCAAACTTGATGACATTTAATAATGCAGATACTACATTTGATAATACAAATGCACTAAGTACATTCCTACATACTTCAAAACAGTATTTTGATCTTGGTGTTTCTACAGGTGTTTATGTAGATCCTATTTTAAGATTGGATGATCAAGGTGATGTGTATTTAAATACTGGTTTCGGAACTGGTAGTTATAATGGTGTTAAAGTTTTTGATGGAGATCTAAAAGAGTTTGAACTTGCTGATGTTAAAATCTTATCAGAGGTTATAACATTAACTAAAGGATCATCAAACAACGGTGGATCTAACATATATTCTGTTGCAGCTGCTAAAGGTGCGAAGGTAGTTGTTGTTGCAGAAAACTTACAAGATGGTGAAAAAGAGTTTATTGAATTTGGTGTCACAGATGATGGCACAGATATATTCCATACCGAGTATGGAAACTTGAGAACAGATTATCAACTCATTATTCCTTCGTTTGAATTTACCGCTGGTAATGAAGCAAGGTTAAATATATTGTTAGGAGCAAATGTTCCTGCTACTAACTCAGTGAAGATTACCTTCTCATCAACAATCACTAAGAAATAAAAATGGCAACTACTATAGACAAGTTTGATTCAACTGGTGGTTTTTCTATTGCTAGAACCTCAGTTATTGATGAACTTAGGAATGGTAAAGATTTCAACACACTTGAAATTAAAAATTCACAATACGCAGATAGCAATACAACAACATATATTTTGAGAGGTGTTAATACTGCATCTCTGGCATTGGATGGTGTAGGTACACAAATTCCTATCGCTAATAATACTATGAATTTTGTGACTGGTCATATTATCGCAGTTAATGACACTGGAGTTGTTTTCACTAACAAACTAGAGTCTGCAGTCTATTGCGATGGTAGTGGCAACGTTTCTGTTATGTCTACAATGGAGACTGTGATTAAAGATGACATTCCCTCAGGTCAAACTTGGTCTATCGTTCCCGTAGGTGCTTCAAACAGATTTTCATACTCAACAGTTAGAGCTGGTACTACGTCCACAATTAAATGGGCAGCATCTACCAGAGTTACTAGTCTAGCTTGGGTTTGATGATGCTAAATATAACTGAGGATAATACAGGTTCTGGGAGTTAAACTGCGACATGGCAATTCATATTAATTCCGATAAAGAAAAGTTTAGGGGCGTCAACCCGAAACTTATCGGCGACAATGAACTTACAATTAGAAGTGGAACTGGTTCTGATGAGAAAGAAATTCTTAGAACACAGTTAGACGCTAGTACAGGATTGCCCCGTGTTGGTATAAACAGAACGGGTCAAAGAGTTAATGACGTTCAAATAGATTCTGGTGGTTCTGGATACATATCACCACCAACTGTAACTATTGCTGCACCACCAGGTGGAGGTGTTCAAGCACAAGGTTCTGCTTTTATTTTTAACGGACAAGTTGTTTCTGTTGCTGTTAACGAACCAGGCAACGGATATACTACTGCTCCATTAGTTACTTTATCAGGCGGTGGTGGTGTTGGTGCTGCTGCAACAGCAGTTCTCGATACTGTAGACTTTGAACTTGATATTAACGGTGCGATTAGAACCTCAACTTCTATCATCTCTGACACTGCGAGAATCCTTAACCTTGATATTGATAACTTTGTTACTCCTAACGCAGCATTTAGAGCACCATCTTTAAAAACATTTGTTAATAACTCTGGTACTCTTTGGTCTCCAAATATTATTCTACAGACAAATGCTTACAGATATTTTGGAGCAAACGTATACCAAGCATTAAACTCAGGACAAACAGGATCTGATGCACCTGTTCATACAGATGGCGAAGCATTAAATGGTGAAGTTAATTTCAAACATATTGGTTTCCGTGTTGTAGATACAAATGCATATGGATATAGTGCAACAGGACCTGCTGGTGAGTTTCCAAAATCTATTACACCTTTACTAGGTGATAGATCCGACAAGATTGCAACTACAGAATACGTCCTCAACCTAGCAACGAATGACGTTGGTGGTCGTATCTACGTTTCACAGCAAATTGGTTCTGATCTTAACGATGGTCGTTCTGCTGTAAACCCAGTTAGAAGTATTAAAAAAGCAGCACAATTAGCATGGTCAACACCTGGCGTTAAAGAAACTATTATTGTATCTGGTGGAGACTATGTAGAAGATAACCCAATCTCACTACCTCCTGATGCATCAGTTGTTGGAGATAACTTACGTCTTGTTATCATTCGTCCTGCTAACCCACAGAAACATATCTTTAAGTTTGGTGATAAGAACTATGTAATCGGTGTTACCTATAGAGATAAGATTGACTCTAATGGTGACGCAGTTGCTACTTGGGACTTTGCTATGGTCTTTGACGATAAGCAAAGAGTCATAATTGATAAAGAAGCAAATGGAGATTCTGGAACATCTTGGCCAATAGGTCATCAAATATTCGGACCTCAACAGTTCCGTGTTGGTTTCCAAGACAACACTGGTTTAGCAAATCTAACTACTGGTTTACAAGTTGTTGGTGTTAACACTGGTGCTAGAGCAGATATTATTGCTGTGCAATTTGCTCAAACTACAGGTGCGAGTGCATATGTTGCTGGTAATATTGATGTTAAATTAGTCAGTGGTTCTTTTGTAGAAGGTGAACAATTTAATTACGTAGTTTCAGTTCAGACTGGTGCTCAACAATCATTGAATACATCAGGAACGACAGCTGCTAATAAAATTACATACACACAAGATCCTACTTCTGCAATTCCTGCAGGAACATATGTGTATCTTTCTGATGCTGGTAATGCAGCATTTACTGCATCAACTGGATATTATGAAGTTGCTTTAATTGAACCTAATGATATTAACACTCCCACAGCATGGGAAGTAACCTTTATACCTCTTCTAGGTTCTACTGGTTGGAACAATGTATTCACAGCACAAATAGAAACCTTTACAGGAAATGCTACCGTCAATACTTTAAATACAAATTCTCTTCAATCAATTAGAGCTGAGGGTGAAGTTGTATCTGTTGACGAAGATTACGTTACATCATTACCTATTGCTAGAATTGACTTCTCATTACAAGGTGATGCTAGTATTGCTCAAGATGGTTTCCAAAGTGCACAGTTTGGTAACGCAGAAGATCTAGGTGGTATCGTATTCTACACAAACGCATTAGTTGGTAGAAATAATACACACGAGTTTAAAGATGGTCAAGAAATATTAATAGAAGGACTACCAACTTCCAACCCTGATCTATCAGTATTAAATGGTAAGCAAAGAATTTACAAAGTAATTGAAGATGCTGATGGTCGTTGCAGAAGATTTGTAATTCCTAAAAAAATGCCAGCAATCACAGATGCTAATCTGGATCCTGGTCAATTTGCTATTGTAAAAACTTTTTCAAAGTCTATTACACTTACACTTCTAAACTCTCCAAACACCTTCCCAATATCTACACCAGTAGAAAGAAGATTCCAAGACGCTTGTACATTCCTTCGTAACAACAGAGAATTTATTGCAGAAGAAGTTCTTGGTGAGGTTAATAATCAGTTTGCAAGATATCATTATTCTGTTTATGATATTGGTGCTGGTGGTGGAAATGATTTTAAAATATTTGTTGGACTTACTGGACAAGAACACACATACGTTTCTGGTGGTACAGTAACATTTGGTGGAAGCACTGTTAATGTAACTAATTTTGTTTACGATAATATTGTTACAGGTAATGCTACTGTTACAACTGCATCTCCTATAGCAGGATTAGCAGAAGATGATGTAATAAAACTAGAGGGAATGACTCTATCCTGTAGTGCTGGTAATAAAGTATATCCTGCATACAGTGCTTATAGTGCATCAGGAGATGATGGTGATACACAATGTAAGCAAGATGTTGTTCACTTTATCAATGCTCTTATAAGAGACTTAGAATTTGGTACAAACCATAACGTTCTTGAAGGTTCTCAGAAATATATTGTTGGTGGTAAGATAACATATATTGATGATGAAATTATAGAAAATGTTCGTGCTATTGAATATGCTAGACAGTTAGCAATATATTGCATAAACAACTGGAGAACTGGAAATGGAACTCCTACAGAACCAATCTATACACCAAAATATTCTAGTCTACCAAGATACTTTGATGACACTGTAGTTACATCTACAGCTTTGTTAAATGCAGATGGTAGTTCTAATGGTAGTGGAAATGCTTGTAATGATGTAACATCTGCTATTGATACTCTATCATTCTTATGGAACGATGTTATTGCTAACAATGCTAGTGGAACATATCTAGATGCTGCATACCTAATTTCTAGAAACAAAGTTCTTATTGCAGATCAAGCATTACGTGATACAGAAGCATACTTCCCATTCTTAAATCTTGATGATACATCAGAAAGAAAATGTCGTAGAGATGTTAGAAAAATATTAGATGGTTTAATCAGAGACTTAGTATTAGGTGGTAACGATGGTATCTTAACTGCTGCTGAATCATACTTTACAGGAACACAATTAACTGGTGTTCAAGAAGCACAACGTGCACCAACTTTATATGCTGTTGGAAGAGCAAAATTATATGCTATCGCAGCAATGCGTAACTGGACTGATGGTAATGTTCTTGAAGTCACACCAAGCAACGCAACATATAATTCAACATCAGGTGAATTAACTGTTTCATTCCCTGCTCCTTTAATAGATGTTTCTATTGGAGATAGAATTGCATTCAAAGAAGAAGCACTTAATTTCTCTTGTACATATAACGGTACAACAGCAAACCATCCTGGTCCTGCAAAAACAGATCCATCTTATGGAAAGAGTTTTAACATATCAAACCTTGTAAGTAACGGAGTTACAACAACAATTACATGTAATGTTGGAGATGCAGGTCCTGCTGCTGGTGTTGCTCACACATATACAGGTTCTGTAACTAACGGAACAATCATAATTTATAATCCAACACAACTATCATCACCTATTCCTAAGTTTGAAGATTGGAATATACTTCTTGATGCTACTTCAAGTGCTGCGTCTAACATATTATCTCCAACAAATGCTACTTATGAACCAGGAACTGGTTTACTAGAATTAACAGTTCCATCTGGACATAACGTATCAACATCTAATGAAGTTAGAATTGCTCCTGACTCATTAACAATGACCTGTGCGATGGATAACAACATCACAGAGCACAAATATCCACAAGAAGGACAACCAGCATTTGGTAATAATAGACCTGTAACTGCAGTAACTGCAACTACAATTACCGTTGATGTTGGTACAGCAGGAGCAAACTTAACATTTACTCCAACAGATGCAACATATGACCCTTCAACTGGTTTGTTGGTTCTAACTATTGGTTCTCATAGTTTAACTGTAGGCGAAGGTGTTGTTATTGCTAGTGACTCACTCACATTCACATGTGCGATGGATGGCAACCAAAGTCAGAAAACTTATCCTCGTGCATCTACAGATTATGCTGCTGAAAGATCTCTGCCAATTGCTGCAGTAACTGCTGAAACTATTACTGTTGACGTAGGAACTGCTGGTGCTAACAGAACATTTACTGCTACTGATGCAACATATACACCTTCAACAGGAGTCATGGAACTTACTGTTGGTCAACATGGTTTAGGTGTTGGAAAGGGTATTGTAATTCTTGATAACTCTCTTACATTTACATGTGCTCAAGACGGTAATGCTACAAACCATTCATATCCAAGATCCACTGACCCTGCATCAGGAACTTCTAGAACTATCACTGCTGTAGGTGAAACACAGCATACAATTACAAATGCACCATATGATCCTGCTACAGGAATAATAACTGTAACTATTTCAAATCATAATTTCTCTAATGGTGATTACATTAAACTTGATGATGATTCATTAACTTATACTTGCACATTAGACAGTAATGCATCTAATCACACTTATCCTCGTGCTACAGATCGTGTTAGTGGACGTTGGTTGGCAATTTCTAATGTAACACAAAATACATTTGAGATTAATGTAGGTGCTAACTCAGAAGGTGGAGCACATACATTCGTCAGTGCATCATCAAATGGTTTGAAGAGACAGACTGGAACATTGACTGTTAATGTTGGAACATCATCTAACACAACAAACCACACATTTGTAAGTGCTACTGCTAATGGTATTACACATTCTCCAACCACAACTCACACATTTGTATCTGCAGCAGCTGACGCTGTAAGTCATCAACCATCTGCTGTTCATACATTCAAGAGAATGGATGCAAACTCTGTGTCGGTATATGCTGCAGGAGCTGCACCATTATGTGCTGGAGTTGCTACATCTATCAACACAATCATGAGTACATTGACTGATGTGTTGGATGGTACGACTTCTGCTGGTTCTACAGCAAGAACATATGGAACTCTATTTGATGCCTCACTACTCTTTACATATCCTGATAGTTTCTTATATGATGAATTTAATAAGAGAGTATCAATTCGTGGTAACTATGATGATTATCCAATCATTGAAGCATCTCCATATACACAGAACGCATCTGTTATCTCTTTCTTAGGAGGTGGTGGTGCACTGGTTGATGGATCTAAAGTCAAACAACCCAACTGCCCATTTCCTGGTCTTGAACTAGATGGAACTGCATCCTTCCCTAATCAGGGTAAGTCGATGGTTGCATCTGCATTCACGATTGTATCTTTTGGTGGTACTGGTTATAAGGTTATTAATGATGGTTACACACAGTTGGTTTCTGTGTTCGTTATCTTCTGTCAAGATGGTGTGCTTGCTGAGTCAGGTGGTTATTGTTCTATTACTAACTCTGCTACTAACTTCGGTACATTTGCTTTAAGGGGTGTCGGATATAGAGAAGAGTGCTACACATTTGACCAAGGTATAGTCAGTAACGTATCTGCTACACCTACAGGTAGAACAATACTTACAATTAGTGGATTAGGAAGAGAACCACTAGAGCATTATGTTGGTAAAATTGATGGGTATAGAAATACAAACGTAAACATAGAATACTTTGTTGATGTTGTTGCTGCTGTTACTGTAGGTCCTCCATTCTCTGCACAGTTAACATTTGATGATGGTACTGGTGGTGGAATGGACTTGACCGATTTGTCTACTGGTAATCCAGTATCTACTGGTGCTCTTCTTGGTAAGAGTATTAAATTACATAGACCATCTATTGTTAACTCCTCATCACACACTTGGGAATTTGCTGGATCAGGTACTAACTACCTAGCACTACCTGAGAACGGTGGTACTAAGATTGAAGCATACGAACAGGTTTCTGAACTATATGGTCGTGTATATGTCTCTGGTACTGACGAACTTGGAGACTTCAAGGTTGGTACATTTGCTAGAATTGAAAACAGAACTGGTGCGATTACCTTTACTGGTACGGTTACAATCTCTGAAGTTGAATTCTTGAAACTAAAAGGTGGTGACGTTGTTGTTACTGGTTTTGATGCATCTAACACATTGGGTGGTGCTAACGCTACTGACTCTAAACTACCTACTCAGAAAGCAGTTAGAGACTACATCACTAACTCCTTAGGACCTTACATCAACAAACCATACTCTACTAACGCTGTTCCTAGAGCACTGGTTGAATTGACTGACTCTGGTAAGATATCTGTTGACCAGATTCCAGCACTTAGACCTTTCAGTGTATTTACTGTTCCTGATCAAGCATCAAGAACTTCTCTAGAAGGAGCACTTGCTGGTGACATCGCAATCCAACAGGATACATCACAGTCATTTATTCTAAACAATGACCTTGAGAGTTTATTCTTAGGATTTACAGTAGACACTAATTTAGCATTTACAATTGGAGATATCTTCGAGGGTAGTATATCTGGTGGTCGTATACAGGCAACAGAATATAGACAAGGTGTTGTATTCAGAGTTAATATCTCTAACGGTGGTTCTGGATACACTGTTGCACCAACTGTTAGTTTCTCAGGTGGTAACCCTGCAGCTGGTGCTGTGTCAGCAGCAGCAACTTGTACAATTGCAAACGGTCAAGTTGTTACTGTAACTATCCAGACGTTTAATGGATTTAAAGGTGGTAAAGGATATACCACACAACCTACTGTTACATTCTCTGCTCCTCCAGGTGCTGGTCAACAAGCACAGGGTAATCCTTTAATTGAAAGTAGA